GGGGTCACGATGCAACGATTAACAAGAGACTTTTGCATAAGGAATTATCATGGCACGCAGTACCTTTGAAGGCCCGATTTTATCTGGCGACAACCGTTTTGGCCCACTACGTAATGTAGGCTACGCACAATTGGTTCAGAACTGTGACTTGGATTTATCCAACACAACATCTGGCTCATCAACATTTGCTGGCGGTTCAGGAAGTTTTGTTAATTCAAACACCATTCCTAACTTAGCAGCAACAGTATTCACACCATCATCTACAGTTTATCCATCAGTAGCGCAAACTATTCCAGCTGATAGTGCAACTAACGTCTATCGTGGAGCAGTATTTTATTTGCCCACAGGCGCAGACTTGGATGATGTGTTCCTTGACTTGGGTGCAGTTTGCGCCGTGTCAGGTGGATCAGCTTCTTTGACATCACAGACATTCTATGTGTCTAACAACTATACAGCTGCTGCTGGTACTGCCGCGTATTTTAATACTGCGGTGATTACCTCTCCTGCTGTTGGTCGTCAAGCTCTGTCTACATTCACTGCCACTCAGATTGCAAATCAATCAGCGACATCTACTGATATTCTTCAGGCAAATGGACAACCCAATTTGTCTCAAGTTGTGGTTACGATTGCCTTGGTGGGTACAGCTTTAGATACGCGTACTGCGTTGACTGGTAAGCTCAATATCACATTGCGCTATACACAACCAGACAACAACATTGGCTCATTGACAACTTACCCCTACGGTAACTTCGATTGATCTTCTGGGGGCTTCGGCCCCTATCTTTAATGTTTAAGGAGATTTAATCATGGCCTTCAATGGAACACCATCATCGGTAAGTCAAAGAGGTAAATATGAGCCTTTTGATTTACAGGTTTCACGCAATCAAATTGCGTTTCACACGCCGTTAAATATTTTTGGGTATGGCACAACCAGCACAACAGCTGGACTGTTTGTGACCATGTGGGAGAACTCTCCTACAACTAACTATGTGTTTTTAACAAGTCCAGCTCAATTGTATTTGGCAAGCACGCAAAGTGGAGACTCTGGAGCATTGATTGTTATCAGTGGTTTAGATTCAAACTATAACCCCATATCTGAAGTTCTTGCATTAGGTGGTACTGCTGGTACTGGCGTAATAACAGCTAAGACATACTGGAGAATCAACAACATTTCTGTTTCTTTTTCTAGTACTATTAATCCAACAGGTGTAATTACTCTGCAAAACCAAGCGGCCACCTCTGGTGCTGTTTATTATGCGCAGATCAATACCACAACCTTCAATGGCAGTACCGTAAGTTTAGGTACTTCGCAAATGGCCGTGTATACAGTTCCAAATAATTACACGGCTCAACTTACCAGGTTCACGGCCAACAGTTCATTTACTGGAAATACTGCAAACTACGGAACTTATAGAGCTGTAGCGCAGTATCCGAATGTGTTAAATTCTTCAGCAACATTGATTAAGCGTGTTGTTTTAAATACGCCGTTTGTTCAGCAGTACAACATTCAACGCAATTTCCCATTTGCTTATCCAGCAGGTACAGATGTTCAGTGGCAAATTGCACCGAGTGCTACTACCGCTTGTACAGTAGGCATTAACATAGGTGGTGTTTTGATATCAAACACTGCTGATGCTGGAAACAAATAATGGCCAAGACCCGTATGCCCAACCGTTCATACAAAATACCAGATTGGCTTGGTATTTGTACTACATGCGGTCGTGGTAAAGACCAAACAAGTTTTGGTTCGGGTCGTGCTGGAGAATGTAATACTTGCGCAAAATTGCGTTGGAATGCAGATAATCAAATTAAAGTTCGCGCTCAACGGTTGCATGGTAATGCTCAAAAACGCGCAAAAGCAAACGGATGGCCCGAACCAGATTTTGATTCTTTATGGGTTGAGGAAAAAATTTTAAATGGCGTATGCGAAGTTACACATATACCATTTGATTTAACGTCTAAAACTTCGCTTTCTGTTCATGCAAAAAACCCTTGGGTTCCTTCTTTGGATCGAATTGATAGTTCTAAGCCTTATTTAAAAAATAATGTGCAATTAGTTGTTTATATGTACAACGTATGTAAAGCAGAATTTGCGCATCAGGATGTTGTAATATTCTGTAAAGCTATTGCAGCAATGGAGTTAGAAATTGGCTAAATTTAAAACAGAAGCATGGCAAAGATCAGAAGGGAAGAATCCGAACGGAGGCTTAAACGCCAAAGGCCGGGCATCCGCAAAGAAGGAGGGGATGAATTTAAAGCCTCCCCAACCCGAGGGCGGATCAAGGAAGAAAAGCTTTTGCGCGAGGATGGAAGGGATGAAGAAGAAGCTCACATCTTCCGAAACAGCCCACGATCCAAACAGCCGGATTAACAAAAGTTTGCGTGCTTGGAAGTGCGCAGATGGATGTGCGATCAGAGGCAAAACAGTAGGGAAGATGGTGTAATGGAGTCATTAATATGGAATGCAGCTCTCTCCTTACTTGTAGGTATTTTAGGCTGGGTGTTGAGAGAGAAATCAGCAGAATTGCAACGCATAACTATTTTGCTAAACCGGACACGGGAAGAGATAGCAAAAGAGTATGTGACAAAAGCAGAAGTCCATGCCGATATCAACAGAGTTCTAGATCGGTTGGACAAACTGGACGAGAAGTTGGATAGATTGATGGAGAAATATCATGCCAGCAACTAGTATGAAACAAAAGAGATTGATGGATGCGGCGGCGCATAATTCATCATTCGCAAAACAGGTTGGGATACCTCAATCTGTTGCACAGGATTTCAGCCAATCAAGTAAGGGGTTGAAATTTGGAAGGGGCTCTGAGAGCAGAGAAGATCTTCAAGGTATAAACAAACCCAAGACAGATCACGGCAAAATGTCTTTAATGAAAAAAGGTGGAATTATGAAAAACGAAATGCACGATCATCACATGAAAATGGCTCATCATCACTTGAAGGAAGCGATGAAAGCTGGCGGCAAAACCAAAGCTTATGCTAAAGGCGGAGACGTCATTGGCAAAGAAGGTACTGCTGAAAGAAATGGCATGACTACTGCCAAAATGGGCAAAGTCAAAGCAAGCGGAATGCGCGCACATGGCGAGCACTCTGTACAAGAGCGTGGTCACACACGCGCTTTGCAAGAAAAGATGAAGGGTAACACCATTGGTGATGGTCCTTTGTACAATGTAAAAGGTCCAGCTATGAAGCGTGGCGGTAAAACCATGAAACACGGCGGCAAAGCCTGCTAAGGAACAAATCATGCACGATAAACATCACGAACACACCAAGCATATTCACCCTGCTGGTCATGAGCATGCCCATGAGCACAAGATGCACCATGAGCAAATGAAAGAACATGAGGCTGGTGGACATGTTCACCATCACCATCACTATGGTGAGCACGCGGCTGGTCATCACAAGCATCATGAAGTTGTAGAGCATTTACACAAGCATCAAAAATCCAAATAAGGAGTTGATCATGTCTAGAGAAGCTGGAGCTGGTCGAGGGTTTGTCAATCCTGCAACGATTGCTGAAATGAACGACCCTAACTACATGACGCCTTCAACGCGTTATGAGTTAGAGGCCGAGAAAAGAATGCGAAACGAGCAGAAGAAAGCAGATCAAGCTTATGAGGATGCCACTAAGCACAGCAAAGGTGGTATGGCTCACAGAGCGCATGAGCGTGCGGATGGTGTTGCTGAGAGAGGTCACACCAAATGCAAGATCATGGCATGTAAAGGCGGAATGTACAAATGATGGCCAGTCGTGGCATGGGTGATATGAATCCTTCCAAGATGCCTGGAAGAAAGACCATACATCGCAAAGACAAGCCTCAAGATGTAGAGATGTATAAAAAAGGCGGGATGGCTAAAAAGATGTCTAAAGGTGGTGAGTTAAAAGAGCCACCTGAAGACAACAAAGGCTTACAGAATTTGCCTGAAGAAGTCCGCAATAAAATGGGCTACTTAAAAAAAGGCGGTGATGTTTGGGATAAACCAAGACCAAAAAGTTTAGGTAAACCCAAAAAACTAAGTCCTGAGAAAAAATCTGCGGCAAAAGCGGCGGCTAAAAAAGCGGGCCGTCCTTATCCCAATTTAATTGATAACATGAGAATGGCAAAATGACAACCTCTGGTGTATCAGCATTCAATATAGACCTCACGGAAATCATTGAGGAAGCGTTTGAACGCTGTGGTGGAGAGTCACGTACCGGATATGACATTAAGACTGCCAGAAGGTCTTTAAACTTGTTATTTGCGGATTGGGCCAATCGTGGTATCAATATGTGGACATTTGAACAGCAAGTAATCACGCTAGTTCAAGGCCAACCCACTTATGCCTTACCCGATGACACCGTGGACCTGTTAGAGCATGTCATTAGAACAAACCAAAACCAACCCAGCAATCAATCTGATTTGACGATTACTCGAATCAGTATGCCTACATATGCGACTTTGCCTAATAAGTTGACACAAGGCCGTCCTATTCAAGTATGGATTCAGCGTTTGACTGCGCAGGATTCTGTCTTGCCAAGCTATTTGTTTTCAAACATTAACGCTACAG